CATTTGTCTTTGGGAAAGCCGGCGACCTTCTCAGCGAGCTCCATCACTTGTTCCTGAAATATTATACAGTTATGCACTAATGAACTATTTGCGAAGAAGTTGTGGTTCTTCTTGACCTGAATGTCATAGACAGGTTCAGCGGCCCTTCGTTTGATCGACTTCACCTTGCGTCTTATGACTTGCATTTCCATCAATCTATTATCCTCAATTTGTTAGGGTAGTTCACTGCTTCAGAGGCCCAGACGCGATGCATCGTGTACCCCCGTTCTTGAGCTGCACGTGTCCACGATTGATCGAGCCTGAATTGTTTTTTCATTGCAGAAGTCAATTCATGAAGAGCCTTGTTACCATGCCAATAGTCACCATCATACTCGATAATGAGGTTCTTTGAAGGCACAAAGAAATCAAACTCATGGTTGATACCATCGATACGATATCGGTGCACCACATCAGGGTGCAAAGATCGTAAGCATTCAAGAAACTTCATTTCTTCGTCGGAATTACGCTTCTGTTTAGGAGCGATTTGAAGTCCTTCTTTCGTCAAGCGACTGTGTTCTTGCAAGACACCAAGTTGGTGAAACTTCAAATGACATGTCAACCCACGCTGACGCTTAAAGACCTTGCCACACTCTAAACATGCTACATCTCGAAGCTCGTCGGTAGAGTTACAGTACGAACGATGCGATCTTAATCCCGTGTTGGTGTTAAACTGCTTCCCACACGTCTCACATATGTAATCTCCGTGTTTGATCCAAGCAGGGTCACTCTTTGCGACACTTAATTTTGTAACATGCTCAAGTGTGAACTTTCGGCCTTTGTAGGTCCTGCGACGCCATTCTGACAGATGTTCGATGCAACAGGCGACTGAACGTGGGTTCCGTGTCTCGTACAATTGGTCACAGATTATGCAATTTTTTGCGTATTTCATCCTCCAATAGGTATTCATGAAAAATGAATCAAGCTATTGTAACGCAACCCAACATCCAAGCCAACGATTCGTCAATGAGGCGGTCGGCGTCGGTGAGCACCAGAACCCTGTCGCCCATAACCACTTGGGGACTATATTGTTCTCCTCCCTTGCAGACAGCGACGATGAGCCCATGTTTCCAGGGTCCGTATGATCCGTGCTTCCATGGAAGTCGCTCGTCACGGGGTACGACGAAGTCGCCAGGCTTCATTTACTCGACAATTCTTTCCATGGTTTTAAAAGTGGTACTAAGTTGTCGTTGATTGAATATCTGCATTTTTCGCATACGCTTTATGTTAGATCTAGACGTGTGTTGAATGTATCGGCTTATCGTCCACAATGGACGCGAGCGACCATGTGGCAAAATCAACGTATCAATCAAGGAATACGTTCGATCTTCATCACCATGCCAATGGCCGGCCAAACATTTTGGTAATATTGCAATCACAAACGCAAGTTCACCTGTTTCAAGCCATTCATTGAGTGAATATCTGTTCCTAGGTCTTAAGAACAATGGTGAACCAAACGAAATGATAATTCGTCCAGGTGCAATCATTTTACACCCAAAATTTCGTCCTCAATCGTCAATTCACCCGCCTGCACCCACCCGCGACATGTCATAACAAGGTGATCTTCTGTCAATGACAGTATTTTTCCACCATCCAACTCGACATCAATGATGTCATGAATGCCATTACTAGCAACTGCGACCACTTCGTCCACCTCGATCAACCCCGTCGCCTCATTGTATGACGGGAGCTTAGTTCCCAGCATCTTCTGCTCGACGATTTGTCTGATAGTCACCTCGCCCTGCTCGGTGAGAACAAGTGAATCACCCGTCAGACAACTGAACGTCTTCTTCAGAATCTCATTGATTCGAAGATCGCCCCATTCGAGTTCCTTGCCTTCATTTTTGGCTTCAAGGTACAACTTGTCGACCTTCGCCGCGAGTGGTCCTGGACGATAGATGGATGTCAGGGTTGCGATGTCGATGATGCTTTGAGGCTTAGCTTTTACGAAGAGTCTTTGAGCGCCTTGTGAGGTCAACTGAAAGATGCCTCCCCAACGTGCCTTTGCATAAACTTCATAAGGCTTTGGATCATTGAAATCAATGACAGAAGGCGCCAGGCGTTCTTCGTACCAATTCTTGATGTCATCAAATGTTGGCTTTGGGTTACCTTCCTTGATGAGGATAAGTTCAATAGTACGCTCGATGAGTCTCATCGTTTCAAGACCAAGCAAGTCATACTTGATGAACTCGCCAATCTTTTCAAGGTGCTTGTAGTTGACGCCTTCTACCCATGGAGATTGAGGTTCGCGGACATCGCCTTTGCCTCGAGATGTCACCAATGGCATCTTACTAGGAAGATCGTCAGCGATGAGCACGCCACCAGCATGCCGGCCCAATGAGCGATTCTGCTTGAAGAGAACCTTGATTGACTCAGCAACTTGTGGGTACTTTTCAATGAAAGCCCTAAAGTTTGGAGAGTGCTGCATTGCATCGTCAAACTTGAGGACGAAGAGATTCTTGTCATCTCCTTCTTTCATGGTAGCCTTACGAACCTCATCCTCAACGGTTCGAGTGGCCGCATTAGTCTCTTCAAAAGGCACACCGTAAAACTTTCCGATGTCCTTGACTAGAGTCTTTAGCTTGAAAGTGTTGTAATTCGAGATGGGCACCACGTTCTCCCATCCGAAGAAATTACGCAACTGTTCCAACACCTTGTCGCGGTCAGCGAGGTCAGTGTCGATGTCAGGCGCGCCCTTACGATAAACGCTGAGAAACCGGGCGAACGGAAGGTCCCAAAACAATGGATCCATGTCGGTGATGTAGAGAACATAAGCAACGAGTGAACCACCTCCCGAACCACGTCCTGGGCCGACGAGGCATACCTTGCGCGCCAACTCCATGATCTTTTGATACGAGATGAAGTAATCAGAGTTCTTCATCTCTTTGATAACGCCGAGTTCTTCTTTGAGACGCGCAATGTATTCAGGCTTGTCATTGAGCTTGCGCTTGAACATGCCGTCCTTGCACAAGGTCACCAGGTGATTGAATGAACTCGTTCCTTCCGGAATCAGCAATCGGTTAGGAAACTTGGGTGACCGATCTGGCGGAACTTCGCCGATCACCTGGTGTGCAATGTCATGCGTACGTTCGACCGCAGCAGCAACAATCTCATCATCGTAGAAGGAAGTTCCTTCTTTTGATTTCAGATACTCGTCCCAAATTTGCTGTGCATTCTTTGGATACAGTTCACACTTGAGTTCGTCTTTAGACTTCGGAAGACTGTCAGGATTGATCTCATAACCCATCCATCCTAGCTTTTTATAGAGCTCACGCTCCTTCCAAAGATCAGGATGAAAATAATGAGCATCGCCGGTCACAACAAGCTGATTGGTCACACCACTTCGCTTTGCAAACTCAAGGATAGCTCGATTTACGAGGTTCTGCGCAGGTAGTCTGTTGAATTGCAATTCAAGAAAATAATTGCCCTCACCAACAGCGTCGACCATTTGCTGATAGCAATTACCGACCGCTAGGATGCACTTCTCAAGCAATCCCTTGTCATCGAGAAGCTTCTCAGACAATTCATCAAACTTGAGCTTCTGTAGCTCTTGAAAGACGTTGAAAGCAGGCATGCCACCGATGCATGCACTCGTAACGACCAGATTTCCTTCTTTTCCCGCCTCTTTCAGCATGTCAAAGTCGATGCGAGGAAATTTGTAAAATCCTTGCAAGAACCCCTTAGAACACGCTCCAAAGATGTTTAGAAGACCTTTTTGATTCTTGGGAAGGATAACGAGGTGATGTCGACGATTGACAGGATTGAAGTGTTTTGTCGACTTAGATTCTTCCTCATTTTCGACAGTCAAAGCGTTAGAGGTCTCAGTTTCTTCAGTTTCATCGTCTCCGTCTACGACAGCAATGATTTTTGTTTGAAGCTTTTCCTGTTCCTTCGCAAGCTTTGCCGCTTCCTTCTTGTTGACCTTTGCAAGTTCTGAAGACTCAACGTCCTTTTGCCATTGCTTCAAGTCAGGATGGTAGTACGCTTCCACGCCCGGGATGTACTTGAACTTCTTGTCCTTGTTGGCTTTAGACCATTCCTCAATCCACAATTGCGCATGTGCATAACTGTTGCAATTACCGTGTTCTGTGATGGCATGCGCATCAAGACCATTTTCCATCGCGAACTTGAAGTGTTCGTCCGGATACCCTAACCCGTCAAAGGGAGATCACTACGAAAACCCAGTGTGATTATGCAAACCGACAAAACGATTTGGCACTCTCACTGAATTTTCGTGGACCTCCTTTCTTTTTGAATCAGACATTCATTTACCTTCCCAATTTGACAGCCGATTCTTGTATTCTAGCCTTAGTTCGCGGTATTTTACACCGTCGATAACATGCAACGTAACTTGAGGGAACTTTTCACGCATTAATTCAAATTGTCGTTTCGACTTATCATCCATTCGACCCTTAAGCTCATAAAATGCATCCTCATCGATAACGTAGAAGTCTGGCGTGTACGAGAGCGATGGTTCAAGTTGAAAAGTTTTCGATTCATATTCCCAACGTGTGCCTCTTACGTTCAAAATGCGCGCAAAATTTGCTTCCCAATTTGATCTGAAATACATTCCCAAATCGTCACGAATTCCTCCGTTCGCAGAGGTATAAAGCGTTTCGCGTTTAGTTCTAAGTCGTTTTTGAGCGCCCAATGACATTTTGGGTTGAGGACCCAATTTACGTCCTAGTGCTGATTTTGAAAGGCGTGCCTTGCCTTCAAGTGTCTTAGACCAATGTTTCGACGTGTCAATTTTGTCTTCTTGCCACGTCCTCTTCATCGTCTCACTGAATTTCTTCCGTTGTTCGACACTAGTTTGACGCCTACCAGATGCATATGCTTCGCGCATAGTCGTAGCGCGTTTTTCATTTGACACAGTGGTAGGCTCATAACTTCCATTTGCTCGACGCTTAGCAACCATTGAAGCATTTTGACACGGCCAGTCACACGTGTGCTTCAAGTTACGCTTTGTCACATCCGTAAATTGACATTCGCAATACACACATGTCTTTAAGCGACGGTCGTAATCAAGAGCGTACAAAGCTCCTATTGATTTGAGGAATCTACTCACTACATAATCATACTACCTTTTACAATCATTTACACCTTAAACGACAAACGGGCCTTTTGAGCCCGTCTATCTTCAATTGTGTTTTACGTGTTCAGGCTGCGTCTGCGGCTTCTGCAATACCAGGCGCAAGCAAGGCAACTGCAGTGATTCCGAGGCTGACGAGATCCTGTCCGGTTTCAACCAGACCGGCTGCGGCAGCAACCTGAGGAAGTGCCAAGACGACGAGCGGTGCTAGGACAGTAAGTGGTCGAGGCAATTTCTGCCAGAAAGGTTGAACTGCCTTAATTAGACGACTTGCTGCGAGTGCGACTGCGGCGACTGTGGCTGCGATGTCAACGGGTGTTAAACTCATGATGTATCCTCCAGTCAATAAGTATTCGCCTCGACGTCAGATCACACTTTTGAAGTACTCGATGGTCTTGTCTAGACCTTCGCTCAATTGTACTTGAGGTTCCCAATTCAACAATTGCTTTGCTTTAGTGATGTCTGGACAACGTTGCATGGGATCATCAGCGGGTAGATCTTCATATACCGCTCGTTGTCCTAATTTATGAGCGTCAATTGAAAATTTCGGAAGCAATTTTTCTGCAACGAGAGAAGCAAGAGTGGCAATTGTAAATTCATTGGGATTGCCGATATTGATGGGACCACCCGGATTGTGTTTCAATTCGCCAAGCGCGACAATCCCTCTAATCAGGTCATCGACGTAACAAAAAGATCGAGTCTGCTCTCCATTTCCATAGACCGTGAGCGGTTTATTTTTTAGTGCCTGAACGATGAAATTGCTAACGACCCTGCCATCATACGGATCCATGTTCGGGCCGTACGTGTTAAAAATTCTAACTAATCTAGCATCAAGATCGTAACGATTATGATAATCCCAACATAACGCCTCAGCAGCACGTTTGCCTTCATCATAACACGCCCGTGGACCGTAAGAATTGACGATTCCTCGATATGATTCTTGCTGAGGAGAGCGATCTGGATCACCGTAAACCTCTGACGTCGAAGCCTGGACAAATACAGCGTCACAATTTTCAGCATGTTGTAACATGCGTTGCGTTCCATTTACGCATGTTAACATCGTGTGAATTGGCATTTCCTGATAACGAGGAGGACTTGCAGGACACGCAAAGTTATAGATGAGATTCGCGGGCCATTTGTCTAAAACTTGAGGTTGAATGCAAGAAATATCATTGATCAAAAAATCAAAATTCTGACGTTTCTTCAACTCAAGATAATGCTTCGATGTTGACGTCGAAGAACTGAAGTCATCAATTCCCAAAACATGATCACCAACATCCAAATGGTGCTTAGCCAGGTGCGATCCTAAAAATCCAGCGGCGCCGGTGATAATGACCCTCTTCATGCTTTAGACACTACTTCGGATCCTGTCTTCTGTTCAGGCGAAGGGTATGAATCTAGATACGCATTGAGTAAAGCAGATGTCAATGCACTGATGTCACCCATGGGCGATTCATTGAACCAAAATTCTAATGCATGTTTGATCATCACTTCACAAATCTCAAATTGCAACTTAGAATCTTCGCACATATGAAGTATACCTTCATTGAATCTACTCAAGATAGACAGAGCTTCTGATTCATATTGGTCCATGCCAGAAATACCCATAGATTGAAGGGGTAATTGCATTGGATTATGTTCAAACAAAATCTTGGTGAAATCTTGCAATATTTGATGTTTCTGTTTATAGCTTGTACGCGCCATCAGTTCACCCTAACCCACGTGCATTGATATTTACATGCATGAAGCGCGTTCTGAATGAAGGTATTGTCAAAGCAATCTACGAAAACATCTTCGAAAAGTTTGGATTGCCACTTATCGAACTCAACACGTTATCAGAAGCCATGGCAACAACGTGTGAAAACTGTGGGGCCATGGCAGAATCACTTGAAAGCACTGAGTGCAATCAATGTGGAATGATGCCTGAGACGATGACCACTGACACGTCATCCAGTTCAACAGACGACTCTGAAGATAATCAGCAAAAAGACGATTCTGAAACCAAAACAAGCGCTCAAAAAAGTAGCTCGCCTGGTATGAAGAAGATCAGTCCTTCACTTAGCGTCAATGAGAAAATGGTTAGAGCCTCGAAAAGGTAACCTAACGTGATCGATCATAGACCTAAAGCGGCTGATGACGTTCGTCTCTTTAGCAGATAAACATGTTTTTCATGTTTGTCAGCAATTCCTTGCAACATATTTTCAATGCCAGAAGTCGCAGTGCCGTTGCTTTGCATGCTTTCCCATGCTGCATCGATAATCTTCAAGAAATTACATTCAGCGACTAAAGATGCTTTAGCCAAATCGCTAGTTTGTGGCACTGTTTGAGGCGAACTTACAGCTTTACTCAGTTCTTGCAATTGCAAAACTTGAAGTTGCAAGTTGACGTTGTACTCAGAGCCTTTTCCAACAGACTTTTCAGCCACTGTGTCGACTTCATCAACAACTGCATCATAAAGATCACCAAATAATTTGTGATCACCATAAAATGAATCACCTTTAGCAATCCAGTGATGAGTCTGGTGAATCATTGCAAGATAACGCAACTGAACCAGAATAATCGATAGTTCAGCGTAAGCGATTCTGCCCCATGCGGCTAACATGTTGTCAAACAACAATTCAGTGTGGGGTGCAGCCTTATTAGACTCTAGACCTTCTTCACCTGAATTCTGGACTTCGATCCACTCTGCTAGAGTTTTCATGTAGCCCTATTTCAAAACGCAGGTAAAACCAATTTTGCTCGCGCCAGAAGGGTGTGTCGTCCATTCTAGTCGCAAAGGCTCACCTGCCATGGCTTGACGCTTTGACCAGAACTCACAAAACATATCAAGGGCGCGTTCGTCAATCGATCTAAAACCTTCATTGTGAGGTAATGTACCGATGCAAGGTACCAAGGTTTGTCGAGCTGATCCTTCACTAAAACGATACTTGCGAATAGCCAGTGGCAGCATTGATTCTTTGATTTGAAACATTTGAGATGCTTGATCAATGAATTGTTCACCGGTGCAACCTGATTCAAGTAAATCTTGAATCGGATCACGATCATCATTAAATTCAGGTAAACAACCTTCGATCATGAGCTCTTGCTCTTGCATGTTGCCGAGGTAGTTCAATGTCTCCTTCACGGCATCACGCTCTAGAGCACGATCTTCTTTTTCCTCAATCAAATCTTTGATACATTGAAGCATCTTTGATTCATCTACATCAACACCTGAAATTGCTTTAACACTGCTGCAAAAACGATTAACTGCGGCTTCTTCCCATGCATATTCAATGTTGCGACCGTAATCAGTCACAAATCGTCGAGCTTGAGTTCGATACCATGTGTCACTAAGCTCAGGACCCTGTTGCGTCCTAGCCATATCACCTAGTCGCCTGTCACCATTGACGTCAAACGGTTCATCTTGAATTTTCGGTTGTTTGATACCTGCTTCATCAAGCTTCTTGATTCTAAAAATGCTTCGTAATTGATCATCTGCAGGAAAGCGTTTAATCATTTCCTTGATGACACTCAACTTTGAACGATTAGCAATCGCTGCTCGAACAGATGAATTCTTATCACCAACCATTTTGCTCAAAGTAGATTCTGGAACTACTCTGGCCGCAAATTTACGAACTTCTGGATCTGAATGATTAATCCAGGACGTTGTCACCTTTGAATCCCAAGAAAGACCGGTTGAACGACCTGTACGATCTAGAACGTCTAGACGATCGTTCGCAGCAGCGACAACGTCCACGAATCGTCTTTCGGTCACAATTACCGGTCCTAAAACTCGAGCAATTTCCTGTCGCAGAGCATCACCAGCTTTTTCTTCAGTTAGTGCGGCCTTGACTAATTTCTGCAGTTCATCGAGCTTCAGATGCATGCTGTGAGACTCCTGAAATGTAAGTATGGTGGCAATTTTAACACCACGCAATTCCTATGAAGGTTCTCTTTGTCAACTTTACAATGCGCACGAGAAAGGATTTTCTTCATGTCACACTCACTCTGTTGACAACAAAACGCTCAGAGTCAATCATCACTTCGAGCAATGAATGAATTCCAAGAATTATGCCAGCTATCACTTCTTATTGAGTCCCAAAAATGAATTGGAGCGGGCACAGCCGGCTTTTTCAGCAATCGCATGCCAGCCTCTTCAGGCGTTTTGTTTGCCTTCTTCTTGTTGCACGGTTTGCACGCAGCGACGCAATTGAGCCATGACGTAGCACCACCTCTTGATGAGGGCATCACATGTTCAATCTCAATCGTGTTACTGTTCAACTTGCAACCGCAATATTGACACTTCCAACCATCTCGATTGAAGAGAACGTGTTTACGAAACCGCGGTGGCTTCCACTTTTTATGGACGTACTTGCGAAGACGCAATGTTGCTGGAATTTTGATCTCACGAAGAGGAGCTTGTGGTGTCGACCCGGGCGAGGTGAATGCTTCTTCCCAAAATGCGGCCTCGCCCGTCTCAAAGTCATAAACAATCTCTGCACGATTATTCATGATGAGTCGAACCGCTCTCCAATCAGAGAGAAAGTGCATCGGCGACCAGTCAGCATTCAAAAGTAAAGCACGCGTCACAACGTAATCCTCCAGTCCTTTAGATTGTATACATAGGAGCCTACGACGTTCACCGAATTACTTCGTTGAAAATGATTGGCCACATCCACAACGAGATGCCTCATTTGGATTTTCAAATTTGAATCCCTCACGCATCAGAGTTTTTTCCCATGCCACGGTGCTGCCCGACAGCAATAACAGACTCTTTTTGTCGATGCGAAAATTGACTTCATCCCACCCATCAGGTCGCCATTCAACATCTCTTGATGAACAAAGATCATAATCAAATTCAATGACGTATTGATAACCGCTACAGGAGCCTCCTCGGACGCCTAACCTAATTCCCTTTACGTCAGCAGAAACCTTCCTAAGTTGACCCTTGAAGGCATCAAGAGCCTCACGAGAAAATTTGATGGGCTCTGACATATGATTCAACCTCACTTACATTACAATAAACGATGCCACTCAAGACATCAGACGTCACCTCCAGTCGATCGTGACGTCTTTGAACCTTTTCTTCATCACGGCAATTGAATTTTCAGAGATATCGCTCAAAATGAAATTTCGACCGTGTACGTACGCAGCTTCTCCTGTCGTGCCACTACCTGCAAAGACGTCGAGGACTAGTCCTCCCGGTGGGCTACTGGCGAGAATCACTCGTTCGATCAATTGCTTTGGTTTTTGAGTCGGGTACCCATTCCGTTCTTTGGAGTTGGTTCCAACGATGCTGAGATCCCAAACGTCTGTCGGTACTTTTCCTAGTGCAATTCTAGCAGCTGCATCTTCAGGCGTCCTTCCCACACGTTGCATGTCAGGGGCTTTATAAGCTACTCTAGGAATTGCATCCCAATTGAACACATGTTTGTCGTGTTCTTTGACATACACGAGAATGTTATCGTGTTTTTTGGGCCAGCATCGCTTACCACGGCCACCGAAATCATAAGACCAGATGATTTCATTCAAGAAACAATCTGATCCAAAGACTTCATCGTCTAACATTACTTTTACACGATGAACCCAATGATGATCAAGATGAAGATACAGTGAGCCAGATTGTTTTAGCACTCGCCGAAATTGAACGACGTGTTTCTTTAGCCATTCAATGTAATTGTCGTCAGGATCTTCATATGAGATTTGACTGACGACATGTCCGTCTTTCTTTCTGGACATTGACTGTCGTTGACCCGTCCCAAAAGGAGGATCAACGTAGACAAGATCAATGCTTTCATCACTTAGTCCACCGAGCACATCTAGTGCTGGCGAGTGATAGATGGTATTCACGTCGCTCTTGATTGAAGCAGTTGTTCTAGACGCTCATTGAGCTCCAGAATAGCGCCAACTGACATCTCAATTTCTTTTCGAGCGTTCATGAAACGCCGAACCATCTTTGCTTTTTTGGCTGCGTCCCAACCTGCACGAAATTTACCCTTCAGGTGCGAAGCCTGACTGATCCAACCATTTGCAGACTTACGACCCATCAAATCTTGACACCGAGCTTCACGAAGAACAGCATTGTTCTTGTAGTTTTCAAAAAACTCAATCTGTGACCTAAGATCGTCAGGAGTGACTTGCTTTGGAGCCGGTTCGTTGCCGATCAAAGGCTTCTTTTCAGCCTGTGAAGCGGCAAACTCAGCCTTAGACTTGATCTTAGTGCTAGACTTTGATTTCGACGACTTGTTTCCGCGGAGCCTGGTTTGCTTTTGAGTTGTTCCCATGCTTCGACTGTACTATGTCACTGGCTTCATTTACATGCGCTTGACGCAATCGAGCTACCATTTGATCAAAGATAGCTTTATCACGTTCAATGCAAACGAACCGACGACCAAGCTTCATCGCAGCCATTCCAGTTGTTCCGGAACCCGCAAAAGGATCAATGACCCACTCACCTGGGTGAGTGTGAACTTCAATTGGAATTTCCATGACGCGTTGAGCTTTTTGTGCATCATGAACTTTGCCCCTGAGCAGTTCAGGTTCTACCCACACATTGCTTCTTCGAAGAAATTCTGACTTTGCAGGGTACTTCGCATTGTAGCCAGCGTAGCCTCTCTTGTCTTCAAGCAACGGAATATTGAAACAATGAGGATGTTTTGAATCACCTTTTACGAACCAAGCACATTCTTCACGACAAAACAAGTAGTCACGTTGTTTTCCATAGCCTCGACGCTTCTTCCAGGTGATCAAGTTAGCAAGTTCAAACTTACCAGCTTCTTCAGCCGCAACAAGATAACGAAAGAAAGGTCGAAAATCGACCTTTCCAATGCCTCCCCAAACGTACATCGATCCATTTTCGACTAACGCATTTGCCCATTCTTTTGTCCACGCTAGCATCCAGACGCAGAACTCAATGTCAGATGTATTGACCTTGTCCCAATCAGAGGAAAGAACCTTACCATAAGGTGGATCAGCGATGATTAATGGAACATCTCCCACAAGCTGTCGAACTTGTGAAATAGTCTCTTGAGACGTCGAGTCAGCGCAGATTGCATAACCCGCATCTAACTTTTCGATGATCATCCGATTTCAATCATTCCTTGAAGTTCAGGACGATCGTATTCAGCGCCGCCGACGTGGACACGTAGATTTGGCAACGGCGAATAATCAGTCTTACCGTGTGTGTGTCCTGCAAGGACTGTGAAACTGACTTGCGGAAATGCCTTTGCTGCATCAAGCAACATGTCACCCATCATCTTACTGGTGAACCATGGCAATGCATCCGCGTCACCAGGTTTACCCAAGTGCATATGCGCTTCTCTGAACGGAGGATAGTGCGTCAAAACTACAATGTTCTTGTGATAACGCACTGCCTGCTTGATGCCATTGTGCACATGAGTCACGCCTTCATGCGCAAGCTTTCTTGCTTGATCAACAATGGTCTGTTTAGCACCATTGATATTTCGAAATTCCTGAATGACATGCCAATCAGCCATTTGGAAATCACTAGTCTTCCAATCACCGTGATGTGCGTCATACCATCCGTCATGTCCAACGACCGCAGTCGTTGGCGTCAAAGCATAGTAAGGCATGGTCGGCATGTAACGCAAGAATGGACTAACGTGCGCTAATTCCCGCATTGTCTTTCTAACAACCTCAATCGAACCACCATAATAGTCATGGTTACCCAAAATGAAATAGATGGGTCGTTGGACTACCTTTTCAATGACAGACAGGTGAAATACGAGGTTCTTTGCCGTTGACAAATCTCCTGTTAACAAAATTCCTGCTGGATTCTGTTGGATAAGTGATTCTGCAAATTGAACTAGTCGATTTTGATTCGACCGCAAGTGATCTAGGTGAATATCGGTTGCCCATGCGTAGTGTGCCATGTACTGATGGTATAGCACCTCGCAAAATTGATCACTTGAAGTCGCAGATCTTACAAATCAAAGATCGAAGTTCCTCAGAAGTTGAAACCCCCCAATCATTCAACAAACGTTGATCTTCTCCTCGTTTTTTATTCATACTTGCATTTTGGTAACTGAGGAACTGATCCAATTTGACGATATCGTCCTGAAGTAACATTGAATGATCTGGTCGAACCATGATCATGTCGTGGTATTGAGGCACGAGCCTCAACATCTTTCGATAACATTTTCGATAGTGTTTGGCGTCATTAAGAAGACATTTATGTCTAAATTCAGGTGTATACTCACCTTCATTTCCAGATTCACGCCAAGCATCTAAAACTTGCTTGTCATCTGCCAACGTACAGTAGACGACGACTTCGTTGAACTTGTTTTTATATTGTTCAACGTGAATGGTGGACACACGTTTGTTGTGTCCATTACATGGCGGATTGGGATGTTGCAATGCCGCAGCGATGAACATCGCAATGGTGCTCGAAGGATCAAAATGGGAGTCAAACATTGTCAGAAAACATCCTTTCAAAAGCGCCAGCAATCAATTTGTTCTGAATGATGGGTCTATCATGCCAGTGCTGTTCCTGATCCATGATGGCGTTCGTGAATGACTCTCTGACAAATTTATAACGTCCTTTGACGACGCCATCTTCTTCCCACTTGATGTAGAGGCCTTCCATCTCCGGAGACATGTCAGTATGACTTACTGCTTCTGCTGGTACAACACCTGCATCGAGCGCTGCGTCTACCAAATTTGAAAATCGCTCATCACTAATGAAATGACTTTTCACGATCAATTCTCTCAATTGTTTGAGCATGCTGAACATTCCTCCCGCCAAGACCTTGACTGGTTGCACAAAATTTGGGATCAACAAACGGCGGGCATCTGTACTCAAGAACACGTTTTTCTCCGTGTCCAGAACGTCAAATTCCATGAAATAGTGTGGTAGCGCATCATAGAAATACGTGTGCTTTGCGTACATCCATTCACCATACATCACGTACCGTGACCCGAGGGCACGAGATAATTCGACCTGTCTAGATGATGACCATTGTTTCAGAAGGTCAAAGTGTTTTTCACGTGGCCCTCCTCGCAGGTAGTGACCCCTCGATTGCAATTGCAGCTCACCCTTTTCAGAGAAACTAATGCCACAATTTGCGCCGTCGAGTTTTTCCTCAATGATTAAGTGTTTTTCAACTAGTTCTTCCCAAGGAACTGCTTCCATATCATGATCACCGTTTTGAAAACGTGAACCTCTAATATGTCGTGTACGTGGAAATTTATACATTGTCTAAACCCAAGTAATTCATCATATCATGTTCAACAAACGATCTACGCAACTTCCAATCACTTTCCCAAATCACATACAGTTCGTAACCTGAATCAATAGCAAGTTTTCGCTTGAATTCATCACGAGCCCATACTTCTTGTGCAGTCAGCGTACCCATTGACCATTTGATGACATCATCAGCTTTATGATTTTTTGGATTAGCATGCCAATAATCACCATGAACTTCAATCAGTTTTGCATCGATTTTTACATCATATGAACGATATCCATTATGACATGGAATTCGAAATTCTATTTCTGGATCAAGATTGAAAGATTCTAAACACTCGACGATTTCACGATGAAGAGCAGAATATCTTGAAACGATTGCTTCAGGACGTGAAACAAATGAATCACGAATCTTAAGTTTCACTTCTGGCAACTGAAATACATTCGTGACGCCTCGCTCATTGAATAATTTCTGATTCATTCGTCGACGAGGTTCAGTGTTTGTTGCGAGAGGATTTATTCCACCGTATTTTTCAATGCATGTATTCACTGAACGTTGTTGCTTACGTGGCATTAGTGTCGCACATTGAACACTACGAATCATAATTCCAAATGTTTTGAGCGAATTATAAACAACTGACACAGAAGACAGATTCAACAGTTCAACAATTTCAGGCATACTACGTTGTTCGTCAACATAAAGACGTTGAAGAACGTCTTTTGTTAAGTGTTTAGATCGCCATTCTTTCCAAACTTCGCACACTCGCATATGCGCAGACATTTGATGAGAATTTAATGAAACATGTTGACAGTAACGACATTGATGCACAATTCAATTATAAAACAAGAAAAGATAACCATCAATCTTTTCTTCGAAATTGACGTCTCATCAACTGCCAAACTTTTTACGAAGTTCAAGGTACTGCTGGTACTCTGGGTCAAGTTGTTTCTTGTAGACTTCCCATTCTGAAGGAATGATTCCTGCCTGACCGAGCCTGAAATACTTGACATGATCTCGAAGTGCACCTGCGCCACCATCGTGCATATGTCCACCGTACCCAGCACTAAGCTCTCTCTCGTCTGCTTCTTTCAGAACTAACGCAATCAATTTTTCAACGTCTACTTCGTTTTTCATTCCAACAGCTCTTTCAGGGTGACTAGAGAGGCAAACTGACATTCCTTCTTAATCAAAGCTGCGCCGCCTTGTTCTCTATCAAGAATTGCTAAGACCCCAATAACGTTGAGACCTACAGATCTCAGTGCCTCGATCGCATTTAACGTAGATTTACCAGAGGTGATGACATCTTCACACAATACGACAGTATCCCCTGGATCGAACAAACCTTCGACCAACTTGCCAGTTCCGTGGTCCTTCGCTTCAGATCTAACATACAAAGCATCGATACGAGATTGAAGTGAAACACCGGTCGCCAAAGGACAACCACCCAAAGCTACACCAGCAATTCGCTTTGGGCGTAAGTTCAAATTGACCATGTTGAGGAATAACTGATCCGCGAGTACACTGAGGCCTCGTGAGGTCAAAGCCGTCAATCGAACATCGACATAGTGCATTGATTCTGCACCTGATTTCAAGATGAACGGCTTTCCAGGCGGCGCATGCAATACTGAGTGCCGCTTAAGAACGTCTAGAACTATCGACATTCATTTTCCTGACGTGATGTTGACGTTGATCTTGATGTCAACGTTACCACGACCACTGCTGTGAAAGAAAACAACGTTTTCATCATCATTGACGCCGTATAACGTTGACTTAGACGTCAGTCTCTCCTTGTGAATGTCGCTGATCATCTTCTCCCACTCTGACTTGTCAACTTCAGAAAATGCGTAATAATCACACTTTCGAACAGTGATCGTTGTTGAGGGATCGTCGCGATCATATCCAGCCTCACTGAATTGTTGATTGCTAAAAACCATGATCGCATAGTGTGGAACACTAGGAATCTCCTTGTCACTCTTGAGTTGTTTCTTTGCCCACGTATAATACCAAGTGCCGCTCATTTGGGATTTAACCTTGTTCTTTCAATGACAGCAAGAATCTCGTCAACCTGTTCATCGGTACATTCTTTGTACGTCTTACCGAAAGCTTCCTTGATCTCACGCCAGACATGCGCATAAGAATTTCGATTCGGGAAATCTGGAAGAGATGGGAGTTTATCTTTGAGCTCGTCTCCTGCTTTTCCGGCAGCTTCCTGAATTCTCTTCCGATTTTCAGGATTCATTTACACTCACAGACTGCAGGTTTTGAGCCCCATACTGACGTGTCGCTGTATGAACATTGTTTGACACCTGCATCACCGCACTTGTCAGCGCATGTGACGCAAAAGCACTCAGATTCGTAATTGCATCGAGACGTAGCGCCCGGCGGTTGTGATGGCGATTTTGCTCGACATTTTCCCCACGATGAATCGCAATAGAGTCGCTCTCCGTTACATGTACCATCTTTGTTGCATTCCTCTTCAAAGTTGCCGGTGTGACAGGAGACAATGAAGAATACGACGCCAAAGAACCATTTCATATTCATGAATCACCTAGTCCTGCAATGATGATGGCCGGAGGTAATTCTTCCACACGAATGTCGTCGTGATAACCAGACGTCTGTTCATTGTTTGTTGCGCCATCATAAAGACTGATCGCAAGCGTTCGTCCATCATGCAAAAGAAGAATGCGTCCTTGATTTGTGCTTTGCATGTATTTCACGATCAATTTAGTGACCCTTTCAGGCAACCGAACGTATTTTTCTTTTGCATAAGTTGTCATTTACGTCACAGTCGATCTAGAAAACCAACCGCAAGATTATTAGTTCCATGTTCGTCAACGTAGTCCAAAAGCTCAGAATACTTGCTACGAGCTTGATTTCCGAGCCTACCGCGGCGGGCTTCATTAAGACAATCCTTGAGGATTCTCTGAGGAGTACGACCGAGCTTATTCTCGCTAGTGACCTCAGTGATCTGACAAATTGTTCGACCAGTGTTAACGTCGAGAAAGACTTGAAATTTTGACATGATTTAGAATGCTTTCATAACAATTGAATGTTTTACACGCACATAAACAGGACAATTATCCTTCTAGAACGCACCGGGGGCAACTTGGAAACAGCTTAGACCCATGCTGCGCCATTGATCGACGACCTGATTTCGATCGTCAAGGACAAAGAGCACGTTGTATTTGCCAGCTATGTGTGCAGCAAACAGCTCTTCTTTGATGATGCTGTCTTTTCGCATGTCAGTCTTGGTCGTGTCGAGTTCTCCTCGCATGTGAAGCTCGTACGGAATGGCTTCACCCTCTTTGTCTTCATGGTCACCGTATTGTCGACAGTATTTCTCGATGAAACGCTCTGTTTCTGGGCGATACTTCACATCGCGCCCAGACATGAAGATGATCTTGACGCCTTGAGACCACATCGCCATGACAGCTTCGATGACAGGCCAGTTGGGCTTGTCCTTGATGTCACAGTCAGTTGCGTCGTATGGCGTCCTGCCGTCGATGATAGCAAGTGTACCATCGAGGTCGACCATGATCGCTTTAGGCAACTTGCTGTTGCGATCATACACTCGAGAAGAAAAATCTCCTCCGGCACCGCCAGGGTTCCACCGCGGCGGATAATACGATTCTTTGTCAGAGAGCTTACGGCCCTTATCGAGACCGGCGCCTCGAGCCATGTCAGTGATCACCTTCTCACCGACCGTTGCGAAACCGATGCGCT